ATGGAAATTATATATGCAAAAGATTTAAGAGATAGAGATAATAAAAAAAAGATCCCCTTTGAACCTGGGTATTACAGATGGTGGGCTAAAGAAAACGAAGTGAAACTATTATTAAAGGATTACTTTAGTGAGCTATTTTCTTATTTACGCCCAGGGGAAAGTGAGGATAATAACCTGGAAGGATATTACTTAATTTATGTTGGAATTGCTAGTAAACTAAGAAATAGAATTAATATTCATGTAAACCAGAAACATTCTAAGGGGAATTTAGATAATGATGGATTATCAACTTTACGTAATACAATTTCTGTCCTACTGACTGGAACACAAAAAGGAGAAAAAGAAACCAATGAGTTAATGGATAAGTTAAAAATACAATACTTTAATATTGATACACCTAAAGATTATGAAAATGAAGATTTAAACAACCCTGATTTTGTTGTTCCCTTGAACATTGATAAAAATGAAAAATCTGTAATTCAGGATTTTAAGACTTACTTGGAACAGGAGCGAAAAAAAGCAAAAGAACAAGCAAAAAATAAATAATATCAACCATACGATTTAGGTCATGTTTATCGTCACATTGAAGCTTGGACAGTTTTTTACTAATTCCTAAAAAATCCATGTCTATTATTTTTTTTAACAAGAGCATATCTTTTTTATGTTCTCCGTTTATATAATCAGAAAAAATACCGTAAAAGTATTTATCAAAAAATACTTCCTGTCCATTTAATTCAATAAATTCCTGCAGGCCTAAGTAAAAATTATCAATAATTACATTGTTAGTTTGCTGGGGTTTTAAAATATTTTCATCTTTATTGGTAAAAGTATAAATGCTATCACCAAGAGATAATGTATAATGCTTTTTCGACTTTATTATCTTGTTTATATCATCTCTTAGTGCAGATTTAATTTCGGTGTTTGCCTGATGGTATTCATTACCGGTAAAAGCTTCAGCAAAAAATAAATCAGTATCAATTGCAAGAAGAAAATTATTTAATGTTTCTTCCCAGTTGATATTTTACATGAAGTATGGCAAAACAGGAATAGCCCCGGAATTAAGCCTAAATCATTATAATATATAGAAATACGATAAAATACCGGTTTTATCCCATGCACATTGAAAACTATTAAAACAGGCATAAAACACCTCAAAAGAGGCACTTTTATACCTGTTTTGTTCCCATTACTGTTACCCTAAAAAAATTATTAAGAGTATATGATTATTTTGGGGTAATAATCGGATAATTCGCTGTAAAAACTTCCACCTTGCCTCTTGGCGATTTTTGGTTATTAGACATAGGACAAGCCATTTTAAACTCAGCCGTTTCCCATTTATTCCGCTCAGAGTATTCTGACAATGACTTATTCCGGAATGAACTTAATAAAAACTTACCTTTTAATCCATCTAGAACCTTTAATAAGGAATCAAAGTCCTCTTGAGAATAACCATCATAATGACCTTGATGGCTTCCAACATATGGAGGATCTAAATAAAAGAAAGCTTCTGTTGTGTCTCTACTCTTAATAATCCGTAAAGCGTCACAGCATTCTATCTGTACTTGCTGGAGCCGAATTGCATAATCTATAGAAAAATTCACTCTTTTATTTTTGAGTTTTTTACTACTGCTTCCATTCCGGTCATAGCCGAAACCACCTTCGAGATCGCACCCATATGAAGAATTGGCAAGCATCCAAACAGCCCATGCACGTTTTATCCGATCAAACATTTCTGGGTTTTCGTAAATAACCTGTGCATGGTGGTGCTGCTTCCGGCTATGGAGGCTAATGGTTATTTCCTTCTCCAATGCAGAATAATCCCTCTGAAGAACCTCATAGAAATTAATGATTTCACCATTGGTGTCATTAATTATTTCGACAGGGGATGGTTCCTTTGCGAAAAAGACTGCTGCACCGCCAAGGAAAGGTTCACAGTAGATCAGATGTTCCGGGATCATTCCCAGAATCCGGGCGGCAAGCTGCTGCTTACCGCCATAATAAGAAAGTGGTGTTTTCATAAAACCCCTACATTATGTAGGCTTTACCAAAAGACAAGGGACATCCATAATAGATCCACCTAGTGCTAGGTCGGGTGGAAACAGGTTATCCTGGGGGCGTTTGTGCGCCTGTCCGGCAGGTACGAACTGCCGGGCTCTGCCCGTTATTTTTTGCAGCACTTAGCTGCTTATCCGGCAACGCCGGAATATACCAGAAATTACTTGACTTTTTCACAAATAGGACATATATATAAAGTACCCCTTAGAGGTGGCACTACCGTGGGTGCAGAACCGGCGCATAGACCACCTTTACAGGGGTCTTCTTATTATTTTGAGTAATCCATCCCATATCAACATTACCGTATCTACATGTAAAATTGGTGTTTGACTTGACTTAAACCAACCTTCTACTTTTTTTATTGCATCGTCGATGGAATGGTTTTCAGTAGGCGGTGTAAGGCAGACAATTGAGGCTCTTTGTCCGTCAGCTTCATTCAACCTTCTGATGATTTTATTAAATGATTCTGGATTTTTGAACTCACCAAGTCTTCCGTTAATAATTGCATCGTAATTACTGCTTGTTCTATTTTCTGGAGTAAAGAAAACGCGATGACCATTTTCTTCTAAAATTTTCGCTGCATAAACTTCCTTTTGCAATGGTCTAGCAAGCCCAGCTTTCCTTGCTGTATAAATAGTTCCGTCAAGTCTTTCCATATCCACCCCTCGTACAAGATTTAGAGAAAAATTATATAACCCATTGTCTTTTGCAAACTCCTCAACATCGTTAAAAATGTCATAATGTGCTGCACGTAAAGCCATTTTTTCTGTCATCATCCACCAGCTCTCCTTATCAAGTGGATTTCCCCCAAACCCATCCATCGGCTGGAAGGTTGTACTCTTTATATCAAAGCTGTCCATTGTAACACCATCATCAATCTGAGCTTTGTATACTGCCTGAAGTCCTGTACGGCACTGGAAGTGATAGGGTGGGTACCCATACTTTCCCCAGAAAGGATGATCAGATGGCAGTACAAGACTGGTCTGTCCTTCTCTTAATAATGCTCGACAGAAGGTAGAAGTTCGGCTATCCTCAATAACTAAGAGCCTCCATGCCGGAGGCGGCCTGTCTTTAAACTGCATGAGCTTTCCGGCAGTGTAAGCTGTTTGGGTATTTGTACGGAAAACATTCTCCCAATATCCGGGGCGAAGTCTCATTGCGTCATCTCCTATTAGCGTTTGTAATGTCTGCCACTGCTTATATGTTTCAGCGACACCCTTGCCGCTTCCTATGGCGTTAGACAAAACCTGCCTTGCAGCATCAATGTAATCCAACTGTGAAAGCCTTGCGACTGTGAAAGCTCTAAAACGAAGCATCGGTTCAAATGCAATCCATTCAGCTTTTGTTACAGGTATACGGCTCCTCATAAAAGAGGTAGCTTCTTCAAAAGTGAGTTCTGAAATCGGAATTTCTAGATCTGCCATGTCCATTTTACGTAAGGCATGATCCATCCCTAGCAGAAGAGCGGTCGCAATAAGTGATTCTGTTTCTCTTACAAAATCCGGATCTATCTCAGGGAGATAAGGCTTATTTAACTGAGCCTTTGTGGGAGGTGTGTCTGTAGTGGAAAGGCTTTTTAAATAATCTAAAAGTGTTTTTGCTATCCTTGCGTTGATTCTTTTTTGGGCGGCATTACTCAAGCTGTCCAGCTCTGCGAGCTGTGCTTTTTCCTGAGCTATGTAATCCGTATTAATGGCCTTGGGGCTTTTTTTTTACCCCCTACTGGCTGCCCTGAATCGGAAAGAGAAAAGCCATGTGTAGTTTGCTTAATATACGAATCTTCTTCATCTTTTGGCTTAGGGAGCCCATAACGGTTATACAGTGCATCATTGGAAATCGGAATGCCCTGTTCAATGGCTTTCATGAGCTGCTCAAAACTGGCATGCCTTTCTGTGTCTACTTCCGCGGAAGGGGGAGTACCGGAAAAACTGTTAAGCTCAAATGCCCAGTTAATAATCTTCTGAACAAGAGCCTGTCCTTCAACTGCTATTCCTTTGGCATCTTCATAAAACAGATCGGCCTGAACTTCGCCCAGGGCAAGGCTTCCGCCGTCAGTCTTGCTGGTTGCGACTGACTGCCCTGTAAGACCATAACTGATCTGAATATCGCAGGCATCTACCAAAGAAGCGAAACCGATAAGATCACCTGACATTCCTATCTCATGGATGGAGTCAACATTCCCGACCGCCGCGGCTGAGCCGGAAACTACAGAGATTAATTCTTCTGCAATTTGCCGAGCTTTGGCTCTGATATTATTATCATCACCTTCTGCCTTGAATAATGCCAATATGGTTTTAACCGAAAACTTTTCTGTCGCTTGAAGCCAGAATTCATAACCGGCTCTTTTAAACATATAAGGCCAGTAGACACAGCGGAGGACGCTTGTGCCATAAGGGTTTTCGTCATCTGTGTCATGGTGGTATTGCAGCCATTTATAAGGTTCGTTAAGGACGCGCCTTTGTCCTGTCTGGTTTAGGTAGAGTGTCCAGTCATGCCCGAACACAAAGCGTTCCGGCTTGCGCGTAATGATATTGTCAGGAATGTACTGTCCGTCCTCAATTCGCCAAACCAGCTCTGAAACCGAAAAGCCGTAATCGAGGCCAGAATATACCCTCTTCAGCTTTTGGTAAAGCTTAGGCCAGAGATCGAAGCTTTTAACAAAATCAAAAACATTATCAGGGCAGCCATCGGGCTGGGTTATGTGAATGGGGAAATTTAGTGCCGCTGTTTTGAGCTTATTCAATAGGGATTTGATCCGGGGGTCTGTCCGCATCTGCCGGTATGTGTCATAAGAGGAGAAAGAACCGGGGAGAATATCATCAGGGTTCGGCATATAATTTAAGAAGCTCCCCAGCATATTGTCAGTGATAACTTGAGTGGTTAGTGTTTTATTATTGGGTTTTTTCATGGCGTTTAACAGCCTCCTTTATTCGCTTACAAGAAATATCAAAATACTTTTCGTTTATTTCTATGCCGATGAATTTTCTTCCCATTTCTGCACAAGCCACTCCGGTTGTTCCACTCCCCATGAACGGATCGAGGACTGTACCTGATTCAGGAACTGACTCAACCAGATATTTAAGAAGCTCCAGCGGTTTTTCTGTTGGGTGCTCTCTGCCTTGCGGTTTATTACCTTTCCATGTATTAAAAAAACTTCCATGAGGTAATTTCCGGGGCTTACCTTTGACAAAGGCGCAGATCCATTCATGGTTATTTCTCCACCATGATCCCATAGCACCATTACGGTTTTTATCCCAAACAATTACAGAACGCAGAGTCCATAAGCTTGTTTCCCATGCCGTTACTATATTTGTGTACTGCCGCCAATCAGTAAAGACATAAGCCGGAGAACCTGAAGAGCATTTATTTATACATTTTAAGGCTACTTGTCGCTGCCAACGGAGGTAGGAATCACTTCCCATGTTATCACCCAAAAACCATTCGTCTGTTCGGGTGTTTTCGCTTACTTTATGAGCTTTCATAAAAATATTTCTGGCTGTCGATTGCTGTCTTCCTCCACTGGAATACGGCGGATCGGTAATAACTGCATCTACCTTAACAAGGGATGGCAGAATATCAAGACAGTCACCTAAATACAAAGTGTTATTCCCGATTACTTCAACTCGCATTACTATTCCCTTTCTTTTTATTACCAAATTTTATTCGGCAGTATTCCGCATAATCTACAAGCTCTATCAAAGGCCTTGAGCCTCTGTTGTAATGAGGTTTAGATTTACGTCTCTTTATATGAGGTTTACTCTTGCCCATCACCACCCCCTGACCATATTGATAATCTTCCGTGCCGCTGTTGCGGTGCTGGTTTTGACCTGTTCCACCACAGGCATACCGCTGCCGCTGGGGATCACCTTAACGCCTAAATATAAGCCGTCCATCTGATCATCAAATTTCCACTTGGGAAAATTAACAAGCTCGTCTTTCATTTCTGCCGCTCCATCGGCAGGAAAGCGAATTATTCCGTTTTCGATTAACGGTGATAAAAAACGTGCCTTGGCATCTTTTGAAAGGGTATTGCCCAGCTTCTTAATAGGGAGATAAACATTCTCTTCAGCGGCTAACTTTTGGATATAATTACCGTATATGCCGCTGAATACTACATCTTCCCATGCAATAAGCTCAAAGCCGTAAAGCCGATGAAGTATCATGAGCTGCCGGACGGTGGCAGTTTCACTGCATACTTTCGCCCACGGAGGAAGCACATAGATTATGCCTGTCCGCTTATGGACGGCAATGGGTACTTCTGCCGTGCGGTCATGCTTGCCGGTTGCTGGGTCTACTCCGCAGAAAAAGCGAAGCTCGGCGACCGGAGGGAGTTCTCTGTATTCATGAGTTTTAATCCATGACCGCTGTATTATGCGCTGTTCATCGGAAAGGGGTTCGTTACACCACTCTGTTGAAAAATTATCAAAGCCAAGCTGTTCCTGTTTTTCTGCAAGGGTTTCTGCTGACCAGTATTCCGGCCAAAGGGGAGAGCCATCAGGAAGAAAACAAGATAGCCTAACGGCAATCCATCTCTTGAGAGTATCAGCTTCCAGCTCTTCCATGAGCCGCGAGATTGGATCATCAGAATGGAATATCGTATTAACCCATATGGTGAACGCAGTTTTACCAAGATTGAAAACAACCCTCTTGAGCCATCGGGAAATTTTATCTCTCTGGGAAGGGGAGTCTACAGCATCATCTTTTAAAACATCATCAAGCACAATGAGATCGGGGCGGTACTGGCGGAAGCGAGTACCGCGCATGGATGCACCGGAGCCTTTTGATTGTATGCATGTATCATTTTTTAACTCTATCCTGTCATCACGCCAAACGTTACCTTTCAGATCCCCAAAGTCCTCAAGGATAAGCTCGTTTTCTTCAAGCTCGATTTTTATGTTAATGAGGTTTTCTCTGGCTGAGTCTCCGGAGGCTCCTATTAATAAAGCATAACGATTCTTGTCTGTGACAATGCTCCACAGAACATATGCAAAAGACCAACGGACGGTCTTACCGTGCTCCCTGGGCTCGACAAACATAGCACCTGCAAGGTGTTCAGTGGGTTTTAAAAGTCTGTGATATTTCTCATTAATAAAGGGTTTAAGGCTATTTGAAGTTGCCACTGTAAGGGATCGGGTATCAGCCACATTATAAAGTATGCTCTGATATTCAGCCGGTTCGGTGAAGAAATAATCTGCAAGATAATATTCACAAAAAAAACCGAAATCTTTTTGAGCCTGTTCTTTTCGTTTTTTCTTATCAAGGGAAGCCCTGTCATCGCCTACCAGTTCCGAAAGGAGATCACTCATTACTTCACCTTGGCGTCATCAACGATTTTGCAGAGCCGTCCTAATAAATCGGGGTCATGCTGGATGGCTTTTTGAAGCTCATCTTTTAACTGTGCTTTTGCCTTATCCAAAGCTTTGACCGCCTGAGTACGGAACTGCGCCAGTTTTGCCTGTGCCATGGTGAGTTTCGCCGTGGCGTGTATCATTTCTGCCGGGTCTTCAAAGTTTATACTCTCGATGTTCCGTAATTCTTTTGTAATTAACTGAGCCAAATAAAGCAGCATCCCTTCAGACAGCTCAGTTCCGGGGTGGTCTTTAAAAACCTCTGCCATGGCTTTTGAAATTTCTATGCCCTTGCGGACATCGGCGATCTCATCTTCATAACTGCGAACAGCTCGGCGAATGGCTTCGCGGCTGACTGTTATTTTATAACCGTTCTGCGAAAGCCATTCGTTGACTTCTTCGGTAACATAGACAAGGGTTTTTCTTCCGCCATCCCATTTTTCGGCAATCAGCTCTTTGAGGCCGTACTGCTCCGCCTTGCTCTTCATTCCCATGATTACCCCTTTGGAATGAGAATGCCGGGATCGTCTTTGATATTACCTTCCAGAAGGTCTATGCCGTCAGGGTGGAGCTTGTATCCCTTGAGAGTGTCATTCTCTAAATAAGGATGTGGGTGTTCGCTTAAAATGATATATTTTTTATCTACCAGATATTCCAAAGAAGCAGTAATTTCTTCAGTCTTGTGGTATTGGTATAAAACACTAATGATTGTAATTTCGTCTACACCGTTAGGATAAACTTTTTTGAGGAGAGCGAGTATTTTACCGCGTAAAATGTTCTGTTTCATTGGTTCTATTGATTCCCCTTATCTTTCCACAGATCAATGATATTTCGATTTAGCTCATAAAACTGTGTTGATACTTGGCTGGACAATCCATTAATATCTTCTTTCCAGCCTCCAAGCTCCCTATAAAAAGTTTCCCTCTTTAAGTACTCATGCTCAACAACAGAAAGCCTTGTTCCAAAGGTGTTAAGTGAATTGTTTATATAATCCCTTAATTCCTTTGCCCTCTGTTCATCTTTTTTTCCATCGGAATCGATTTTACGAATTAAATGTATAACAACCACTACCAGCACGCTTGAAATTGCGGAAGGCCCCCAGGACTGAAAGATGGCAAACAAGGCTGCAAAATCCATTTAACCTAACTCCTTAAATCCATATATTAAGTCCCGTGGGAACCTTAACGCCTTTTTTATATAAAAAGAACATTACAAACTTTGCTATAACGTTAATCAAGAAAAGGATTCCTGCCCATAAAAGAATAGTATTCCTCACCCTCAACCTCTCTTCTAAGCGAATCGATTTCTCGTTCAACTCGTCTATAGTTTGTAATAAGATCAAAAACGAATCGGTCGTACTCCTCAAGTGCTCCCTCAGCATCGAGGCTTCGTCTAATAATTCGCTCGTATAATTCTCCAAGTCTTGTATCATAGCTTCGGAGATCCTCTGCGATTCCTCCGCTAATTCTCTCGATTCGGTCAACGCTGATCTGACTGCGAATGATAGGCTCTGGTGTGACAACAACAACGGGTCTTGGTGTGGTGCATCCGCTGGAAGCAACAGAGAGAACAATAAATAAAATAGCAAGAACAATTGCACCCAAAATATTCGCTTCACGCATCAACACTCCTTTTTCATAAGCCAACCAAGAAGGCGATCGTAATTCCAGCGGATTATATAGGCACCCTTTTCGTCCCTTCCATCCCTTATTGCCCTGCTGTTATAAATGCCGTCCTGTTCAAAAACATCCATCCCTGACTGATCCGATCCGGTACAAATTCCTATGTGACCAAAAGAATTTTTTGGAGTGCTGCCAAAAATTACAACAGCTCCCGGAGGGGGAATTAAACCTTTGGTGTAAGTAATGCAGTCCATGTTTTTCTTCTGTTTAGGACGGTTTAAATGCTGGTAATAAAAAACAGCGGCACCCTGAGTTCCTGTTCCTTCAGGTTGTTCTGCTTTGCGAATTTTCCAGACATCATTCCAGTACTGGCGGACAAGATCTACACACTGAGCACCATAAGCTTTATCCCAGTCCACAGCGACATCTGTATATTTTTCGATAAAATCTGTCAGTGTCACTTTTTTTCCCCTCCGCCCATTACTTTTTCCACAAGGCTTTGTACGCCCCTTATTATGTAGTCATATGCAATTTGATTAACCGCAAGGGCGCAGGAAAAAAGGCTGAACATGACAGTTATTGCAGCAGGTACATAAGGAGAATGCATGACAACACAGATAGAAGTAATAAAAAGGGATACAATTGCATATCCTCTTTTATGCTTGGGATTAATAAAGTTTTTTAACCACTGCACCAAGCCAATAGTGGATACCGAAATAATAAGTACACGAATCACCAGCCATTCTGGATTTAGCTCTGTTATCATGCCGTATATAATAAGGGAGTGATGTGTAAAATAATCTAATTGGGATATATGAATTATGCGGAAAATAAATCAGGCTGGTTTAAAGATTGGAATGTCGTGAACAATAAATTTTTAGATCTGTCCTGTTGATGCACCATCTGCCCTCGTCGTCTTTGTAGGCTGTTATTACTTTGCGATTTATAAGTCGGCGGATAGTCAGGCTTTGAACGGAAAAGAAATCCGCCACTTCCCTCGTAGACAAAATTGCGGGCAAGGCTTCTATTTTTACTTTCAGGGCATCGCTGAGCATATTCTATGACTGCCTCCGGTGTCAGCCGCCAACATCTGCCAATTTTGACAGATTCAATTTCCCCCATCACCAGGAGATAGTACACCTGATGAAGTTCCAGCTCCAGAAAATTGGCAGCTTGTTTTACTGTCCATAGCATAAGTCCCCTCCTTAGCGTCCGGATTATATCCTGCTTTCCAGCATATATCTCGCAAAGCTTGTATCACCCCTGATGCTGCCCTGCTGGTAAGAAAGCGTATATCGTCAACCTTGCCAATACGCTTGATAATTGCCCGAAGGCTCTTTTCATCCTTTGCTCTGCTGGCAAGATCCCATAAGCCCCGGATATAATACTCCTGTCTTGGAGAGATCATTCCGGGAGTTTTCTTTGTAATTGTGCGCCTCTTTTTAAGCGGCGATCTTTTTCCACTGGGTAAAAAGCCAAGCCGGACAAAGGCTGTCATAACTAAATCAAATTGTTCATCTGTAGTAATTTCCTTTGCGCTTGACACTCCGGCTCCGGAGAGAATAGCCCTGTATGCTTCTTCATCAAGACAGAGCTGTTTTTTGGCGATGTGAATAAGTGCCAATCTTGATCTTTGACTTTGCATTTTACCCTCCGATTAAAAATGAGCCTTGTGAATTGTGAACCCCAACACCATGTTGAAGCTGCACACCTTTTCCTGCCTCCCTGCCTTTATATGAATCAATATCTCTCCCAAAAGAGCGGTCGGTACTATTTAACTTTCCAAGATTTGGATAATTTTTATTAACAAAGGACTCTATGGCAACATCCTCTTCAATGCTTGTTTGTGCAAAGGTAATAAGTTTATCTGATATAGTACTAACCCAGGCTTTACAAAAATCATCTGCTCTTTGAGTTTTACGGTATTTCGATCGAACTCTGTAAAGGCTCTTTATATATTCTTTTCTCGCTGTTTTTAATTTACGAAGTAAAATCTGGGTGATATAGGCTGCAACCTCTGCTCTGTGACTCAAACCGATAAATACCCAAATATGTTTCCAATAATTTTCTCTTGAATAACTATGAATGTACTTACAGCCAAAGGCTGTGCTCACATAAAATATAAGAAGTGTTTCGTATATTGGAGGAGAATTGCCCCCGTATGATGGAGTTTTTTCTTCAGAAATATTTATATTTCCTACTTCAAATTTCTCTACATTATACTCCGCCATCATCTCCTGAGCCATTTTCAGAGCACTCGCTGCTTCGTTGGGATTCGGTGAGTTAGATAGAGCTAAAAGCTTTTTAATCTTTGCCTTTATCTTTTCAAGGTTTTCATCCATCATCTTCTTCCTCCTCATACAAAGGACAATCGTTTTCATGCAATTCTTCCAGATCGTCATTTGTAGCACATAACAAACCACACCCATAAAGTCCATTTACAACAGGATCATATATCCCTGTATTTTCGTAATGCTTACACTCAATTTTTCTTAAAGGGCATATCATCATGTGCCTCTCTCCCTCCAAAAATACCCGGGCGGAGATCCAGAGCCGCCCGGGATTATTCGTTATGCTGACAGTTTAGCCAGCTCCTGATTCACAAGTTCCCTTTTTGTTTCCACAAAGAAGTCCTCTTTTTGCCTTCGGGCGGCTCCAACCTTTTCAAGGGTTTCATCGTCAAGCGAAAGCATTGCCTCTTTGTCCGGTTCGATTTTGGTACGGACATATTCTTCAAGACCGTGTTTTTGAAGAAGCTCTGCTGTCTCCTTGGACACACTGATTGCGTCCGGGGCTTTGCGGAAACCGAAAATGCCGAAGGTGCGGTCAAGGGATTTCCTGTCTTTGAAGAGATCTCCCCTGAAGTACCGGGCATAGGCTTCGATTGCCTTTACGCAACTTTTATAGCGTTCTCTCATGGGCTTGCCTTCTTCTGCCGCTCTTTTTTTGATCAAAGCGATGTCCTCATGTGCAGCATTGTCGATAGCCTCAATTTGTGCTTCGATCTCGCATAATTCCTGTAAAACTCTGTCCGCTTCTTCCAATGATTTGATTGCAAATTCATTGCTTTTTGTACGTGCCATAAATACTCCTTAATATAGTTTGTTAAGCCGCTTCGGGATCATTCGATCCTGCGTTAGTCGGTAAAATATAAAGATTCTCCTGTATAATGCCCCGGAGTTTCTTTGTTTCCGATGATATTTCCACAAAAAATTTATGAAAATAAAGCCCTTTTTTGTCAGGGGTTTGAGTTGGGAAAATGCCCTCGTTGGCAAGGTTCTCGATTAGTTGCACCTGATCCATGATCTTGGCATAACCATCACTATAAAGTTCTAAACTCATTTCTTCTTCTCCTGTAATGTTTCAATCCTTTCGATCTCCTGAAAATACATTTCAAGAGCCACCTGTACGTTTTCCAGCATCCCCCGGTAGGCAGCCTTTAAGTGGCTGTCATCTGATCCGGGCGCAAGAACTTCTGCAATTTTCACAGGGTAATTAAGGCCCCGGCGGATAAGGTAAATCTCATTGGTGTTGGGAATTTCAAAACGGTGATTATTTAGCTTTACCTTTTTACTAAGGGGAGGGGAATCAAAGTACTGCTCCCATGGAGTTAAATATTTATCTTCCGGGATTTCATCCTTTGATTCCTCTTTTTCTTTCTGTGGCGCAGAGAGAAGCTTTAACGCCCCTGTGATCGTATGTCCGGAAAGCAGCTTGGGATTATCTTTAAAGTTTTCGTAAATGCGTAAATAGGTGTTTGCAGTCCGTATATCAAAGGCGAGGTTGTCTTTACACCACTGCGGCCATGATTCATGGGCGTCTAGGCGATCCCAAATATCCCGAAGGATTTTCCCAATCTCAAAAGCAGTGATGGCACCTTTTTGCATTAGCTTGACAAAGCTCTTATGTAGATTGTTAGCCTCTGTTATACGAGCGGCAGAAATATCCGTTGCCTTACTTTCCTTCATTTGTTACCTCCAGTTCCGCCTGATTACCAGCATGGCGGCGGTCTCCACTACATCTAGGTCAATAGCGTCTAATTTATTGACTGCCATTGTGTTTTGAGCCCTTTCGATGATCTTCACAAACTGGCGGACATCGGTTTTTGATATGCGGTACATTGCGTCCACTACTTCATCATCAACTTCTGCCCATACTGATTGGGCGATCTTTTTGGCGTCCGCTTTTGTGAGACCAGCAAGGGGCAGATAAACCCCAATCCGGCTTTCGAGTTGCCGGTGATCGTTCCGGAGGTTCTGAATACTTCCTGTAAGGCGCGGCAGCCCTATGAGTACAAGACCGCTTTTACCAAGGTCGTGGACAAGACGCCGGGAGAATTCCAGTGCATCGGCTTTCAGATAGTCAGCCTCGTCCAGAATAACCACCATATTGCGATCCGCAAGGGTTGCGCTTATATTCCGGATAAGGGTTTGCTGGTTCACCCTTATTGTGTCCATGCCTAATGCTTCTGCAATGCGGATGGTCAGGATTTTTGAATTCATTCCCTTAACGACATCGATGTAAACTGTTGTTCTGGGGTTCTGGTCTGCGTAATACTTAGCCGCTGTTGTCTTGCCCCCTCCGGCATCATCTACAATAAGGGCAATGTCGCCTTCGGTATGTGCCAAGGCAATGGCACTGTTGATCTTTTTTAATTGTACGGTTTCCACTATAGGCACCTTTTTTCTGGCATAGGCTTGTTCCATGCGGCCTATCCATTTGACGATTGCCTCCTCAAGGGCATCTACATTACCGTCATACTTATTATTCCGGTAATTGGACAGAGCTGCCGAAGCATAACCGATATCCTTGGCTGCCCTGTTTTGAGATATTGTGTATTTTTGCAAGGTATCTTCCAACCTTTCTTTAATCTGTAAGTTCATAATAGTCCTCCAGTGTTGCATCTAACGGATTTTTAAGATTCCGTTTTGGTTTGTCCGGTACCGGATCATTTTCCGCTCCGGCTGCAAGGGGCAGGGTGTCGCTCTGGTTTAAATACTTTGTAATGTCTATGGGTTCTGCCTGCCTGTACTTATTTAGGGCAACATTGACCATGGTTTCATATTCCGGCGCCGCATGGACTTCCCTTGTACCCATTTCTGCCAACCGCATAAGGTTGAGCTTCTGGGCTCCCCTTACTCGTTTAGTTGCCTTGTCCAGATCTTCTCCTTCAAAGAGATAATTCCCCTGTGCTGTAAAAAGATAACGCCCGGAGAGATCGCAGATCTGCACTTCCGCATCGGTTGTGAGCATTGTTCTCACCATTACCTGTTGTCCCGAATAATAAATTAGATCCGGATGGTAATATTTTACTTCCCCGATTTTAACAACGTTGTTTCGCACATAACGGAGTTCTCCCTTGGAGAGAGCAAGCTGCAGGGTTTCCCTGTCGGCATGACGAATGTCCACAGGTAGATTTTCTGAAAAAACCTGACTTCGGGTTTTTCCGTTCATGCCTTTGCCGGTTGATGTAAGCTCATCATTGATGTAAGCAATCACAGCTCCAAGGGCATTTATAGCCTCCGTCCATTCCGGGACATCGTTCCGCTTTGCAAGACCATTTATAGCCCTAAAGTACAGTTCCGAGTCTTCCGGCCGCTCTCGTGTGTCGCCGCCAATATAGCTTCCTAAGTCCTTGGAAAAATATTCTTTTAATAAACCAAAATATCTTTCCTGACGGCCTTTGGATTTAGCGTTATACGGCAAAGTAAAAGAAACTTCACTCCCTATAAGGAAGAAAATCCCCTGAATATAAACTTCCTCTTCTTCATCCAGCTTTTCCGGTGTGCAAACTTTGGCGGTGACAGTTTTACCGTTTAGAATTTCCGAGCGGTAATCCCTGCCATTGTCAAAAATGAGCTTTCGGGGAATGCCGTATTGAATAACCGCCATATAGTAAGCAGCTATTATTGAGAGATGAGAAGGGGAAACCGAAGGACACCAGCCGAGTACCTTGCCGCTCCTGTAATCCTGCATGGTTGTAACCCATGGGCGGATTAATTTGCCGTTATGCATAACAACGCAGTCAAGGCAGTGGTGATCAGAGACCACAACATCGAGGCTTTTGTACTGCCAAATGTTTTGGTCAATGTGCGGCTGATGTTTATCGGTAAAAGCTGTCCTCCCAAGACGGCGGTAATCTGTTAAAGCTTGTGGCAAGCTTCGCAGGTAACGCCTTGCTGTGGAATAAGTACATTCAGATCCCGGATAGTTTTCTTTAAGCAGCCTTAAAGCATGTTGAATTGTCGGGCGGCTGTCCCGGAGCCAGAAAGTTTCAAGAAGTGCTTTTTCACCCTCGGTCAGGCTTTCTCCGGCTCCTCCGGATGCAGAGCTGTAACGCGGCACAAGACCGTCCATGCCCTTTGATGTAAAATCACTTTCCCAGCGGTAAAATGTTCGGAGCGAGACATGCCCAAGGTCTTTGTACAGCCTTGAATCCGTTTTTAAATTATAGGCTGACAAAAAATCCTCTTTGCGAAGACCGCTATAATGGTACTCTGCAATAAGGCTGCCCCGGAGTGCAGCAGAGCGGCGTTCTTTTTCTGTCGCCCTTGCTGCCCCCTGTAAATCCTGACTCTGCTTTTTCGGCTCATCAGGTGTGTTGTAATTGTTAAGTGCAAGACGCACATCCATGGGCAGACGGCTCTCCGCCCAGAAACCGGCTTTCCCCGACCTAAGCCAGCCCTCCCGTTCGGCACGTTTTAAAACAGCCTTACGGGATATGCCTAAAGCTTCGGTAATCATACCGGTTTTTATCTGTCTGCTCATGATGCCTTCCTCTTTGCCTCTGCTTCACGCATGGCTTCAAGGTCTCGTCTTGTTCGAGGCGGAAATAGTTCTTCCCATGACTTTCCGAAAAAGTGAGATATTTTTTCCTCTGTCTTTTTAGATCGCCGTGTGCCATTAATGACTTCAGCTAAATGTGGTCTGTTTATTTTCGTGGCATTAGCGAGCTCACTGATGGTCATGTCCTTTTTGGCAAGTTCAACTTTCACCCGTACCCGCCTTTCTTTATCAGGCGGATATGGTCTCCCTGTTTTCATGTATCCTCCTTCTGCTTGAGCTTTTCTCTAAGTTCCTGCAACAATTCATCTTGATAGGCTGCCTTACCTTCCAGTGCTGCAATGTAACGGTTTAAGGATTCAATATAGGCAGCATCGGATTCGGCCTTTTTTTCAAGAGCTTTTATTTTTTCATTAAGAGACTTTTTCATGCTGTCCCTCCTTAAATAAAGCAGGCTGTTTTTCTTCTGCCCATTCGATACACTTTTTTGTGATAAAGTCGTCTACTACTTTTTCACTTTTTTTTGCCACTATAAGGGCAGACGGTGCTCTTGACCGGAAGTACTCTTTTTCACATACTCTCATTTGCTCTACAGCAAGAACAAAATCTTTCCAAGATTTAATCATGATGTACCTCCTTCTTGTGTTTTTTCATAAACTCTGTCATAATGGAAACTCCTTCTGGATTGCACGAGGGCTTTCCACGGCTTACCCGTGCCTTCCTTTAGATAATGTCCCCTCCATACGGAGGGGCTTTTTTTATTAGTGAAAAAAATTATAATAAATTAATATCAAGCCCTTTTTCCTTAGCTACCGCTCGGATCATGGGGCTGCATAATACCTCCTTTCCTGCATAAACAGGTAAATAAATCCCCCTCCTGTGATATGATTAGTCACCACAAAAAACCAAGAACACAGGGGAGGGTAAGAGACCATGGATAAATTAATTAAATGTCAAATTGCTAAGGAACGTGATGTATTTATACATTGCCCTGGATGTCGAACCAATTTGAAAGAAACTCCTGAAATGAAAATGGGAGAAGAGCCATTTGTTTTTCTCTGTCCAAAGTGTCATCACTTTTTTAATGGAAAAGGAGTTATCCCTTTTGAAGAAGCGGACTTAATGTTTCCTGGTGTATCTGATATTTCCTATTAATTACGATAACGGATTTTCTTAATGTAAAGGTCAGAAATTTCCTTTATGTGGAGAAGAAAAATATCCCAGAAGGTGAATGTACAACAGTATTTTCTAAACAAATCGAATTCGTCTGTAACTTCGTAAATCCGTAGCTTTAATAATTTTTTCAGTGGAAGATGATTTTCCATAAAATGTTTATGCTGCTGGGTCTGTTCAATGTCAAAACGGATTTTAGCGCCTAAAATATTCATACATGCCTCCTGTAATAATTTACCGGTCTTCCCGGCTAATGGAACCGGCAGGAGTCGAACCTGCCTGACATAAAACCTACCGGGAGGGGGCTTTAAGTCAGTTCCACACAGTCCCATTTCCGGGCAGTCCCCGGAGGACACTCAAAAAGGATTTTGGGCAGTAAGGCTTGAGTTAACCTACCGCTCAAGGTCAAGCGTCTGGGGGAAGCCCGGACTCCCTGCTGTCAAAGATCCTGCCTTGGCCTTTGGGTTTCCCCGGAGCCTGACATATATCACAAAAACCTCGACAAGATGTCGGTTTCATGCAATAATTAGGATGGCGACAAAATGTTGCCACTATTAAGATCATATTTCCTAATCTGGCGACAGTTTGTTGCCGGATATATCCTAATATATCGGACTTTTCCTAATTTTGTCAAGGGATATTTCCGAAAATATTAGAAATTATTTTTAGGATGTATCCAATGTTAACTTGGGAAGATAGAATAGACATTATTAAGGAAACCTGTGGGATCAAAAATAATAGGCAGCTGGAAGATGAGCTTGGCCTTGCCAATGGGTATATTAATGATTTGATTAGAGGTAAAAATAAAAATCCGTCAAAAATAACAACGGCACTAGTAACAATTTTTAACATTAACCCTGTTTGGTTTTATGATGATAATGTTGGGATGTTTGGAGACAAACACGGAGACTACTCAACCAGAGAAAGCGAGTTAATTGTAACACTTAGGAAAGTGGAAACTAATTATGAAAATAGATTATCAGGGATAGAAAAACGCTTAAGTCGCCTTGAAGAAAAGCTGGATAATAGTAATTCTGCAATAAGTCCTGCCGATAATGCCGATGGTCTTTCTAATAATTATTATTATTCAATGGATAGAGCACCAGAATATGCAGTGTTTACAAAAGTCCCTTATGTAAATGACATTGCCGCCGGGCTCCCTATAGCCCAGAGCGAAGATCAGTCAGATTTTATTGAGGTGCCATCAAGGCATATAAAAAACGGAAACAAATACTATGCCGCCCGAATAGTGGGAACTTCCATGATAGAAGCCGGAATCAGGGACGGCGATCTGGTCTTAATCAGACAGGCCGGAGTCCCACAGGACAGGGCAATCATGGTTATTCGTTCTGACGGGGAGTCCACCCTTAAACGGCTTCGGGAGGTCGAAGGTAAGGGCTGGGAACTGCATTATGAGGACGGATCCGGCCGGATAATACCACCCGGAAAGGCAGATTATGAGGTGCAGGGAGAATTCGTTGCTGTGGTGCCTGAATCCTCATCCGAGACCCCCGAAAAAAAAGCCCCAGAACGCACGAGAAGCCGTTAAAAAACTGTTAAGACGGAAAATTGGTGTCATTTTACGAGTAGAGAGGATGGAAGATGAAAAAATGGATTTTTATCATTTTTATGGTGTTTATTTCACACATTACATTTGGGCAAGAAGTAAATAGGGATGGCAGGCAAATTTCTGCTTCTGGATCAGGTGTAAGTCGTCGAATTGTTGCTGAAATATTCATAGAAGACGGCATTAATGTTAATTTAGAATTTAGAAACGGATCTACATTTTTAGTCATTATTGTTACCAGAGATCATTTTACAGAAATTGATAATTTTGAAATGTTTATAAAAGCAGATCGCTTAATTACTCGATTTCGTGAAACATTTGATTCCATTACTGATAGTGCAGGAAGGAATGATTTTATTGACAGAGCAATAACTTATAGAAGCTCTCGTTATCGTTTTTCCAGAGATTTTATAGATGGGGATTATGTTTCAAGATTTGAGATTACTCTTCCAAATTACCAGTTTGATGTAGTTTTATATGCTCAAGAATTCAATGTCAGCTTTTTAGTAAGCGGACAACAATATACATTTTCAGCAGATCCGGTAGAAATCAGAGCAACACAAGATGCAGGATTATTAATGACAGTGGCAGGGTTGAGATAACTTAGCAAAACCAAGCCCCGGCACTCCGGGGCTTATCTTTTATCCCTTATATCCCATTTAGAGTAAGCCTTTTCATTTCCCTTCAAAATGACACTATGAAAATACGCAAGAGGGAAATTGCAAAGGTAGGCATTTTCGGGTCTAAAGAAGATCCTCAGATTGTCACCGAAAAAGATCTCTTAGAAATTGCCGAAACCTTCCCTGATTCACAATCCGCCCCTGTAATATTCGGGCATTGGCCTAATGCTGAACTTCCACGGCTAGGGAATGTGCTGTCTGTCGCCTATGATGAGGCTGAACAAAACCTTACAGCGGAAATTCAGGAGGAAGACACCCTCGCCGATGCGGTAGATGCCGGTTATTACCCCGATGTCTCCATCCGCTCAAAGCAAAGAGCCAGTGATGGCAAAATGTACCTTGTACACCTTGCCTATCTAGGGCAGGAAGCTCCGGCAATAAAAGATCTCATTTCTTCTATTAAAGAACCTTTGGGGATTGCAGCCAGTGACCGCTTAGGCCTCCGCTTTTTCCCCTCCCCTTCGGAGAAACAGTTTTATCTCTCCGACACCCCACCAAAAAACCTTTTAAAGAGTGACGATATGGACAAAAACCCTGCAACCGGTACGGAGCAGACCCCAAGCCCAGGGGACGGCTCCGGGGCTGCCGGAAGCAGGGAAGAGTCCGCAAAAAATGACAAGGAGAAATTTAACATGGACGAAGAAGCGAAAAAACTTCGTGAAGAGAACGAAAGGCTCAAAAAGGAAGCAGAGGCGAAAGACCTCGCCCTCTCCGATGCCGCCAATCAGCGGCGCAAGGCAGAGAGAGAAAGGCTCAAGTCTGTTATGGATGAAAAGGGAATCCCCAAAGCCATACAGGAAAAAGCCCTTTTCCTTTCGGATTCCTTTGACGGGGATAAAATCATCGAGCTGTCAGACAGCGATGCCCCGGAAGGCAAGCGTAAGGTTTCCCATAACGACTGCCTTATCGAGATTATCTCCGGCTTTACAAAGCCAGTAGAACCGGGGGTTCTTAACCTGAGTGACGGCGACAGTGCCGCGTCTATTGGGAATTCAACCCCGATGGACTTCTCCAAAATTTAAGGAGTTTTAAAGCATGAAAGATGGAATTGTTGGAGAAATGAATGTCCACACCCGGAGAGCGGCTGATGGAAGGCACCACCCTTTCATTACTTCAGTAACTCTACCGGAAAATCACCCTGCACTGCCCGAAGGAACCATCCTCATAGGCGGAGCAGGAGCCGGTACTGCCGCACTCGCGGCTGCCAGCGGTGCACAAACATTGTTTGGTGTACTGGATGAAGAGGTAAAGGCAAATGAAGGCGTGGGAAATGTGATCATACATGGTTCCTGCCCTGCAGAAATTCTAAAGACCGTAAATGCAAGCGGCGAACCCACTCCTGCATCAGCGGATCTCATCAAAGCCCTCCGGGGAATTGGAATATACGTGTAAGGAGCGCGTCATAGATGAAAGTAAGTTTTAAGAATTTTTTTACAAGGGTTGCACTTATGGAAGCTCTTTCGAGACTTCCGGCACTCAAAACCCCGATTATGGATCTCATCTTCCCGGAGCCTGTGCGGAAGAATCATCCCTTTGATAAGCTCACATGGGCAGATCTGGGGCTGCCTACAAAGAACATTCCCCTAATCACAAGGGGATCTGTGTCTTATGCACTCACTCCAGCGGAAGGCTCGATCAAGTTAATTGATCCGGCGAACCTTACACCCTCCATTTTTCTTTCTGCTGCTGACTGTAATCGTATCAACAGTCTGGAACCCGGAGGCAAGCAGGTTTTATTCGATAATTACATCGACACCCTGCGTAAAACTGTACGCAAAAGTACCGAAGCTCTTGCAGTTCAGGCAATCACGGGGAAAATCAGTTACGATCTCCGCACAGCGGACGGTGGACTTGATCTTTATGAGGTCAATTTTGGAACCCCCAAAACCGTGACTGTATCAACAAAGTGGGATGCAGAAAAAGCTGCCTTCGGTGACATTATTGCCGGTTGTGGTGAGATCGTTGACAGCTTGCAGGAAACTTCAGATGGGACAGACATAGTTCATCTTATCAAGATGGATGTCTACAAAGCCCTGGCAAACAAGGCGGCTACCAACAAAGATATGATTAAGGTATTTGAGGATCATATTCTTGTAGGGACATCAAAGTTCTACCTTTGCAATTCAAGGTACTATAGCTACAAAGATAAGGGATACAAGGCAGCAATTCCGGACAAGTGTGTTATCACTCTTGCACGTGACGATGCCTTCAGCCTCTTCTACTGTGCTCTGGATTCCTTCGATGCAAGTTTTGCAGGTCTACCTTTCTTCGTAAGGGAACATCAGACAGATGATCCGGAAGGAGTAAAATTCATTGGTCATTCCAGACCAATGACGGTACCGAATGTATCTGCCATCAGGAAAACGCAGGTATTGGCATAATGGACGAGTTTGGCATAGGGAATATTCCGGCAGTAAAACCTGTGATCGAAGCCTTCTCCCCTTTCGGGGAACCGGTAACACCGGAAGAGGTATCGATTCGGCTGTCGAAAAATCTCTATGACCAGCTCGCCGATGGCTCTGATGATACAGTCCTTGAAGCAATTACAAGGGCAGGGATCTATATAGGAGCAGTCCTTCGCCGATTCGGTGTACCTTACAACCTTGACGACAAACTTGTCCGTGAAGTGGTGTTAATTCATACGGTTTATGAATTGCACATAGCTCTTGGACATGAGGAAGCAGGGCGTGAGTATCGCGTTAAGGCGAAGGATATTATCAGGGCAGCATGGGGAGATTTTCCAGAGGCAGATTCCAGTCCGGAAAAAGGGACTGCTGCAGCTGTTACTCCCCCTAAAAAACGGCAGAAGCCATGGGTGTTTTAGAAACTCTGGATAGCTTTTCAAGAGCATTAGAAAAGCCGGATAAGTTAGCCGTAATCGGCGGCATGGCTGTGGAGATGATCCGAAGCCATATTCACCAGGGCAAAGGCTTTGCTCCTCTTTCCCCGGCAACAGAAGCTTATAGGGGAGCAGGTAGACCTTTACAGGACTTGGGAGGTCTTAGGGATTCAATCACCTATAAAGTGATTGACGGCCAGACTGTCAGCGTTGGGACTAGCAAGCCTTATGCTGCTATACAGAATTTTGGTGGTGTAATAAGACCTAAAAATAAAGAATGGCTTTGGTTACCTGCTGCCGGAGTCAGGAAGTTACAGCGTAAATATGGCTATGGAATATCGGATGTAATTAATGGTCTTAGGTCTGCCGGTTATTCGTTATTTAGACGAGGCAGGACAATGTGTTACAAAGGAAAAAGACGAGTGCGAAATGCAGAAGGTAAACTTGAATATGAGATCCATGTTCTTTATTACCTTAAAAAGTCCGTGGAGATCCCTGCCCGAAGATTTTTCTTTTTAACAACACAGGAAATGGGGTTATTAATAAAGGAGGCAGGAATTGATCTTGAACAGCTTTGATGCACTTTACGCTTTTGCTGCCCAGTTACAAAGGCAAATAAAAGATGATGCCTTCCAGACCAAGGTTGTTGTAACTCCTTCTTCAATAAGTGAAAAGGGGCTTGTTATAAAGGTGAGCCTGTTAAAAACCTATTTGCAAGGAGAGCCAAAGGCAATAAAGACAAGCCGTATGCTCCGCATCAGGGTGTCTGTCACAGGAGCCGCTGCGAGCAGGACAGGATTGGAGCAGGCTCTGTCAGCAATTGAAGCAATGGACGCTTTTCTTGCTTCCGATGGGCTCCGTCTGGAAGTAACTGATCAGGGAAAAGTCCGGGGCATACCTAATAGCCGTATCATCCAGGCCATAAGCCAAGAGGATAGTTTCATGGACAGTCCCGATTCCATATCTGTGCAGGATGTACAGGATGACAGGATTGTCACCATAACAATACCAACAGGAGAATTTTAAGTGATACAGCACATAACAAAGTACAAAACCGAAAACGGTAAAACCCGAAAGGTTCCTGCCAAAGCAGGAAATAAAAATACCATGGAGACAAATCCCGTGGTAGATAACAATTCAAAACCTGACACTCTTCCGAGTGCTCCGGCAAAGTAAGGAGAATTTATGAACGAAAATAAAACCCTCATTGGGGATGACAGCATGATCTTTCAGGGGGATCTTCTCCCGAATGAATACACCGGAGACGGTGCAAAAACGATCAATGAATTGGTTGCATCCCAGCTCAGTAATGCAGACATAAAGCGCATAATGGTAGTTATAACTGCCATTGCTATTAGCAATACAATCTTTCCGGATGGTTTAAAGGCAGGAGAATTATTCCCGGCACTGGGAACGGAAGTCCCCCAGCCGGGCGACAAGTTCCGCCTCTTAAACCTTTCGCACATTGCGGACGCGTCAAGCTGGGGTTTGAACATCACTCAAAGCGAGATCGATGTTACAAGGTTAAATGACAAGTTCCGAAAATACCGGCTCGGAAAAAAGGACGCGCAGCTCACCTTATCATCTATTTTTACGTTAGGCGAATCCGACCAGCCCGGAGGTGTCATTAACCGCAACATGAAGCTGGTTACTCACAAAAGAAATGGCGATTATGTCGTCACCGATGAGGCAAACCGCTCTCTTTATATGCTGGGCTTTGTCAACAAAGCAGAGCTACCGGAAGAAACGGATGATTTTGTGTTCGGTCAAATATTCTTGTATAACATAAAGCTCGGCGGCCAATCAGGAAGTGCCCAGTCTTATGATGCATCCGGCAGACTCACCGGCCTTGATCCTGTGTTTTATTCACTGGAAGCACAGGCTTAAAGGGGCGTTAAATGAAACTTGAACTAGACCGCGAAGGTGTTTTTATACCCAGCTTTAATGGTAATAAAAACCTGCCCGAAATGGACAAAGTCATTGTGCGTTATAAGAATCCGACACTTTCCATAATTAACCGCTGTCGAAAAAAGCCGACTGCCAAGGGTATTGCTAACGCAAGCGGCGGAATTGACCACATGGAAATCATTATCGAAAAAGATGATGTAACTACAATAAGAGAATTACTTGTCTCTATAAGCAATTGTTCTTATACCATGGACGGCAAGGAAAATCATATTGTAAGTGCAAACGATCTTTTTAATGCACCTGTTCAGTTCTCTCCCTTGTATAAAGAAATTGGCGTAGAATTTGACCGTATCCTGGACAACGCGGAGATCAGCGAAAAAAACTAAAAATTGCTTACCGGGTATACCGTGCCGGTAAGCATAAAGCGAAAATGGCTCCGGGGCGAAATATTAAATGGAACACCAGAGCCAAGGATGAAAACGGCTGGGATATTTTTATATCCCAGAACGAAGCGGTATCATACATAACCGAAGAGTTTTGTGCAGCATGGGAAGTTTTTTGCAATACTGAAAATCTTGGCTGCCTTCCGTTTTCTGGAGGCTGGGCTGAACAGCCAGTCTGGATCACGCAGGCTTTATCTGTTTTAAAGGTAGAAAAATCTCTTGCAGATGAAGAAGAACGTGAAATGAAACAAAAGGAAGCAGAGGACTCCCGGAAGCATGGCAGACGAAAATAGATCCCTAGAGTTACAAATTCGCATTGCCACACAGGAAGCCCTTAAAGCTGTTTCCAGCCTTAAGGGCGAAGTGCAAGCCCTTGCTAAAGAAGCAAATAGTTTTGTCGGCAATGGCGGTAACGCTCTGGAAGATTCCCTAAAGGATGCAGAGTCAGCCGCCAAAGATGCGGCTCAGGGCATAGATAAAATTGTCAGTTCCATAGGAAAACTTGCAGAGGTTGCTGTCCTTACAAAAGCCCTTTCCTTTATTGCGGACATGGGAGCCTTTGCTCTCCGTACTGCTGATGACTTCCAGACCATGAGAAACCAGTTCGGGATTTTATTAGGCGACATGGAAGCTGGTGCCGGGCTCTTTAATGAAATAAAAGCCTTTAATGACAAAACTCCCTTTGATATGTCTACCCTCACACAGGCAACCAATGTCCTTATTGCCGCCAAAGTTCCCCTCTCCGATTTACAGGCTCAATTAACAAGGTTTGGAGATCTCTCCCAAGGCAACGCCCAACGAATGACAAGCTATGTAAACGCTTTCAGTCAGGCTGCCGCCAAGGGAAAGGCGGACATGCAGATATTAAACACATACCTTAATCAGGGCGTTCCCATTCTGGATGCACTCGCTAAAAACTTTGGTGTAACGACTGCTGAAATTGTAGAAATGTCAAGCCAAGGACAAATTAGTTTTGAAGCATTTTCTCAGGCATTGGAGGATTTGACTGCTGCCGGAGGACAGTACTTTGGCGGCATGGAATTGGCATCGGAAAGCCTTTCTGCAATGATAGAAGGCTTACAAGAATCTGCTAACTCCTTGGCTGCTTCCTTTGGTGATATTTTAATGCCAGCAGCCCTTGAAGTTGTTGGTGGTTTTACATCAATTATTAATTCCATAAATGATAATGCAACCGCAAAAGGAATTTTAGCTGGAGCTATAGTATCTGTGACAGCAGCCATGGGAATTATGGCAGGACAAGCTGCAGTACTAGCTGCAAAAACATGGTTAGCTTATGCGGCAAAGATGGGGTTGAACACGGCTATGGCAATAACAAATCCACTATTGCTTGCAGGCATTGCAGCAGCAGGAGTTGCCACCGCAGGTTATGTAGCTTATGCTGCCAGTCAACAGCAGGCAGCTCGAGAAGCTGAAAACTTTGCTTTAGAGCAAATAAGAATAAGGGAGTCTACCGAGGCAGCAACAAGAGCAATTCAAGCACAAGCAGATGAACTAGCTGGAGCCGGGAGAGCGGCCGAAGGTGAAGAACTTATTAACTTATATAGAGAACTGGATTCTATTCAACGGCAGGCTGCTGAGTCTGCTGAGTGGGTGCAAATACAAGCAAGAATACTTATTGGTATATTAGAGACGCCCATAAATTTTTTTACAACTCACTGGTCGGAAGGGTACGCTAGTGAAATAGATAAAATTAGTGCAGCTTTAACAAATATGCACACTGATCTTCAAAGAGAACTTATGGGAAACCAAGATTGGCATAATGCCCTTGCTGAAGAAAATGTTAATAAAATGATAGAGGCTTTGGAAAGAGCTCATATGAACGATAATACAAGAAGTAGAATAACTGAAATAAATAATAGGATTGGAGAAATTTTATCTGAGACACCAAGTACAAGTGAAGCTCTAAAAACTTGGCAGGAGTGGTTTGAAGAAATTGCCGGTGTTGATAGAACCCAGTTTGGAGAAAGCGGAGCAAGAGCAGCCGGATTATATTTATCAGGTATGGAACAGGTGCTTTTACGTGATGAAAGTATTGCAAACGCACTCGGTGTTACTTTTAATTTATCAGATATTTTAAGAAATCAACAAAACGAAATACAAAACACAATTACATCGCTTCTGGGAATTAATCCAAGTGAGATTGACGATCCTTTTGAACTAATGGATAACAGTATTCAAAATCTTGTCCGTGAATATCAAGCATTGGAGCGGCAGATAATCCAGCTCGATTACATAAATTATCTTGAGGACTTACAAAGGCAGGTAGACAATTTAGGAAAGAGCCAAAGAGAACTCTCCTTAGCCAGACTTGAAGGATTGGGACACACCGAAGATGAATTGCAAGCAGTAAGCGATCTATTTAACCAAATGGAGCGTTTTAATATCCTTGAAAGTTACAGAAGAGAAGTAGATTTATTAACAGACAGCAGGCAAGAGACAGCCAGAGCTGCTCTTTTGGCTGCCGGTGCAACACAGGAAGAGCTTGATGAACTCGACTATTTATTTTGGCAATTAAGACAGATTGGTAAGGATGAACAATCAGATGAACTCTCATGGTTTGATAAAGTAAATGCAGATTTAAAGGATTTCAATAATAACCTTGCCGAAAGTTTTTCCATTGCATTAAACGAAATGGAAATATTCTGCGAACAGGCAGCGGTTATACTGGGAAAACTATCAGCATCGATGGCAGAACTCTCCATCAATGCCGGTTTAAACGGCTTTGAAGAATTTGGCCGTGCTCTGGGACAGGGAGAAAAAGCAGCAGATTCCCTAAAACAGGCCTTGGCAGAAATGTCCCTGCAAATATTAAAACAGCTTCCCATGATGTTTTTACAGGCTGGATTGCAATTAATAGCCAATGGCCAATGGGCTATGGGGCTGGGATTCATTGCTGCCTCTGCGTCAAGCGCAATAATGTCCGGATATGTGGATGGAGTTGCAAGAAATGCCCATGGTGGTGTATATGACGAATATGGCAAAGCAGCCAGAGAATTCGCCCAAGGCGGTACATTCACCAATCAAATTGTTTCCCAACCTACCTATTTCCGCTTCGGCGGCGGCTTCGGTAGCCTCGGCCTGATGGGCGAGGCAGGGCCGGAAGCCATAATGCCACTCCGCCGCATGGCCAGCGGCAACCTTGGGGTAGAAAGTAATGGGGGAGGCGGAGATGTATATGTCATTATTCAAAATTATACAAACGAAGAAGTTAAAACAGAGGAATCCTCTGACGGCAATGGAAACCAGATTCGCAAAATTATTATTGGCGCTGTGAAGGAAAGTATCTCAAGCGGTGAAATGGACAGACCCATGGCAAACCGTTATGGATTAAGGGCACAGGGGGTATAATGACAAGTATTACATATCCGGAAAATTTGCCCAACATTAGAGCGAGTGGTTATTCCGCCCAGTTTGACGATCCTGTTATTCGCACTGCCATGGATGCCGGATCTGTTAAGCAACGTCTTCGTTATACCGCAGTTCCCATGCAGATTAATGGCACAATAATTTTAAACATGGAAGAACGCGCTATATTTGAAAATTGGTTTGTTAATACTTTGGGTTATGGCACCTTAAGGTTTATCATGGAAAATCCTGCAACCGGAACCAGAGAAGAATTCAGATTTACCAAAACTTATTCAGAAATTGAAATTGAAGGTTTGTTTGAAATATCTCTATCCCTTGAGAGGATACCATGACAGAAAATGGAAAAATAGAAGTAATCAGGGAAGAAATATCTTCAGTTTTTTTGCATCTGGTAAAAATCGAAGCAGAGGGTTTTGAAGATCTCTATTTTGTAGATAACAATGAAAAAATAATATCCAACGGAAATGAATACTTGCCTTGTGCATTTAAAATAACTTTACCCGAACAAAATGATGATGGATCTGCAAAACCCTGTCAGATAGAAATAGATAATGTTGACCGCCGTATAGCCGAAGCAGTAGCAGAAACAATAAATAAGCCTGTTGTTTTAACGATCAGCATTGTTATGGCTCACAATCCGGACATTATAGAGACAGGCCCCTTTGTTTTCAGTTTACGAAATGTAAACATAAACAAAGAAAGAGTATCAGCAGATCTATACGATTTTTATATTTATGACAGAAACCTTCCGGGCTTGCGTTATACACCACAAAACTTTCCGGGGCTATTTGCATGATTGCACCATGGGTAAAAAGCTATGTGGGAATCCCCTTTAAATCGGGAGGCCGTACCATACATGGCTTGGATTGTTACGGCCTTATAAGATTAATATATCTGGAACAGTTTAATAAAATACTCCCACTTTTAGATCTATATTCAGATGCAGATAATTTTATTGAAACGGAAAATGTAATGAAAAGCTATCAGCCCATCCTTGCCGGTCAGGAAGTAGGTACTCCGGAAATTGGAAATGTATGTGTAATTAAGTTTCATGGGCTGCCTGTACACCTTGGTATATTTGTCGGTGATAGTTTTATTTTGCATACGCTAAAAGGTGTCGGTACTGTCTTGCAAAGATGTGATGATCCCAATTTAAGAGGACGTATTGAGGGGTGGTACAGTGTCGATTAAGGTAAGGGCGCAAATACATCCTGTATTGCAAGACTATCAAGAATTCTACACAGAACCAGCACCTCTATCCACTTTGTATGGACTGCTTAATCTGCCTTTAGACATTACTCATGCACGGTTTTTAATAGACGATGAAATAGTTTTTAATGACTATAAAAGAATTCCGCCTGACGGTTCTACAGTTTACATAAAAATAGTCCCTGAAGGATCTCCTAACCAAACAGGAAAAGGTGCTTTCTGGGCTGGGCTTGGTATGGGAATATTAGGCGGCATAATGCTCCTAACCGGCATCGGTGCTTCCGTAGGTATGATGCTAATTGGCACAGGTGTCAGCATGGCACTTGGCGGAGTGGTACTCATGAACATGGAAATCCCAGGACCATCGGGCAGCAGGGACTCCGGCCAGCAGATGGATTCCATTCGTGGATCAAGAAATAGAGACAGAAAATTTGATTTTGTACCGGTGCTTTTTGGCAGGCATCTCATTGTCCCCGATGTAGCAGCCTTACCCTATACGGAAATCGATGCTGAAGGTCAGCAGTGGCTTACTCAGCTTTTTTGTCCAGGGTATAACGATATTAAGATAGAGCATGACAGTTTTAAAATAGGTGACACTGCCCTCATAGAATTTTCTCAATCAAAAAATATAAATACAATCCTTGAAGGAAATGATCCCAAAGTAAAGCTGGAGTTGCTTCTTGCAGGGGAAGAGTCTTTATTATACCCGAATATATGTGTTGAACAGCAATTTAATAATGTATTAAAGCATAGTGACGATGATGATCTGCCTATGGAAACCATTAGAACTACAGCAGATAAAACCACCAGAATAAATGTTGACATTATTTTTCCTCAGGGATTAACCCGATTTAACGATAATGGAGCCAGAGAAAATACAAGTGTAAATATAAGTTTACAGTACAAGGCAGAAATGGCGCCGGATGAAGATTATCAGGACTTTCCGGACTGGTCAAGCACTATATCAGGCGCAACTGTTGATATGTTCCGGCTTCAGTCAACAGTTACTGATCTTGCTCCGGGGAAATATACAGTAAAAATAATTAGGCAAACTCCGGACAATAAAGATTCAAAAATTATTAATACTGTATATCTTGGCTCCATACGTGCCTTTTCCGATGAGCAGCCTGTGAATAATGTTGTGGCTCAAGATCTGGCTATTATAGCAATAAAGATAAGAGCTTCCAATTTGGCATCCGGCGTTATAGACAATTTTAATTTTGTGGCTCAATCCTTAATCCCTGATTATACAGGTATCGGCTCTCTATGGACTCCAGCATTAACTAAGAACCCTGCTTCGATGCTTCTATATTCCTTACAGGGGAAAATAAATCCCGATCCGGTTTCCGATGAGGATATAGACTGGGAAGCCTTCAGGGAATTCTGGATTTTCTGCAATGAAAAAAATTATACCTGTAATGGGGTTCAGGGAGGAAGGGAATTATTCAGCAATCTATGTGCGAAAATTGCCAAAACCGGCAGAGCCTCATTGTTAAAAATAAACGGAAAGTTTTCTGTCATTATAGACAGGGAGCGTCCTGCTCCTGTACAGTTATTCTCACCCCGAAATACCATAAATTATACGCAAACCATAATAAAAGCGGATGTACCTGACGAGGTAGCACTTGAATTTATTGATGAGACTGTCGGATGGACATCAAATGAACGTAGTGTATACAATACCGAAACAGGGCTGCCACATGGGAATGAAAAGACTAAACAATCATCTAAAATATGGGGCATAACCGACCCGAAAACGATATTTAAATTTGCACGTTATCAATATGCGTGTATAAAAAACCGTCCCATTGTCCACAGTTTATCGTGCGACATTGAATATCTGTTATGCAGGAAAGGCGATTTAATCGAATATGCCGGAGATACCGCTTTAACAGGGATCGCTTATGGCAGAGTAACCGGATTATTACAGGATAATAATTTAATAACCGGCATTATATCTGACACTGTTTTTCCTCAAGAAGAAGGGAAAGAATACGGTATAAGGTGCAGGAAATCCAATGGGCTGCTTATCACTTTAAATATTGTTAATCGTAACACAAATGATAAAACACTACTTTTTGAAGAACCGCAAAATGAAGGAATGTTTAATATAGGCGACCTGATCATATTTGGTTTAACCGGTAAAATTACCCGGCAGTTAATCATTACAGAAATCACTCCTGAAGATAATTTTAACGCCTCTTTAAAATGTGTAGATTATGCCCCGGAAATATTCCATGTGGATGATCCGGATTATACAGTACCACCTTTTGACAACAAAATAACAATGGACGGAAGTACAACCGACCTTGATATTACAGAACCGGAAAAATGGCAGACATGGAATACTTACCATGACGATGAAGAAGAACCGGAGAAACCAGCCGGCAGTGGTACAAGTGCCGGCTGGCACAGACACCTAACTCCTCAAAGTTTATGGGTGTCTCAAAAAACATCCAAGGATGTTGACGATGGCGAATGGGGAGCCCCTACAAAAACCAGCCATAGAGTAATGGTGGATGTTACAGCCAAACATCCAACTTATAAAGAAATTATTGAAGGCTTTTCAAAAGAGGGAGTAACAATGCTTCCTGCTCCCCTTACTGTATCAGCGGCAGGAGGCTTCCGCTTTATTACTCTTACGTGGGCAAAGCAAATTAATTTATCCAACCTTAAAGAATATCAAGTGCAAGTGTCGGAGGATTCTGTGACTTGGTATGCACCTCGTTTTGATGGAGCCGGGGTGTCCGCCCCATGGCGAGGAGAGGAAAATAATTACTTTTCAACCATAGCCACAATGCTTACCCACCCAAATATACCACCAGCAGGATCCGCGAATGAACCAACCGGCCGCTTTTTATACTACAGGGTACGTCAATGCACCATGATGGATGTATATTCTGACTGGAGTACTGTTGTCGGAGCGGAAACAAAACTGGCAGATACCGGGGATTATGGTATTAATTCTATTTCGGCTAACGCAATAAAAACAGCCGAATTGTTGACTGTTTTCGCAAAGCTCTCCGATAGCCTTATTGTAGATCCACGTTTTGGAATATCTTCGGAAAATACAGAATGGGCAGATGGAGACACAAGGGCTATATTAAATGCCCGGCAAATTGCCTTTCAGTTTTTTATGGATAGGATCTGGGTGACAATGGCAAGGCTGGGACTGGAGGGAGTAGAAGCGACTCAGTTATATTCAGCCGATAAATTATTTATTACCAATGACAATATGCTCTCTCGCCGGTCTCGCGGTTATGATGTAGGTTCACCTCTTCTATCAGATTATTCCAGAGTAGCGCATCTTGACGATCACACCGAATTATCTTCCCTAGGGACAGATGCATGGGTTCTGGATCAAAACAGAGAAAACTTCTTTAAGATAACAGGATCCGGATCTTTGGAAGGAGAAGCAGAAGGTATCCCCTTAATCTTAAAAGCAATAGCACCATACGCGACCGAAGCAAGGGCTCTTCATGGTAATTTTCGATTGCAAGGAACCTTTGATGTAAATGCGGCATGGACTCTCGATTTTTGGCTTTATTATTATTGGAACGAAGATCAAATAATATTCAGAGTAGGAAGTGAAAGTGAGAATATACAGCTATCTGTACAAAATAAGGAGCCTTATCTCAATGATGAACCAACCGATGATATTTGGCTGAACGACGAGCCTGACGAAGGGGTGTGGCTTAACGAAATAAAAGATGCTGCAGCTACCATAACACGTACTTATCAAAACCAGATGTATACCATCGATCTCGAACATGGAGAACTGGAATCTCAAAACTGGTATCACATAGGTCTCACAGCCAATGGAACATCATTTCAAGTCTTTATTAATAATAAACAATTTGCATGGGGTAGTCAGGCACAGACACAACCTGTACATATAGATATTAACCCATCCATCGGATCGATAACAGAAGAACACAGCCTAATAATGATAGACGAAATATTCTTTGATTCTCGCTCTTCAATATCAGCCTTTTTATTTAATCGCAATACCGCACTCAAACGCCCATGGGGACATCTGGATGATCAGCACCCCTGGGCAATTATAAATGTACAAGATCCTGCATATTTTAAAACAAATATTTTCAAAAGCCCGGATTTTATTTCTGCCGTCCAAGCGGTAATTAATGGAGGAACCCCATGATAGACCTTACACTTAACGGATTTATGATTGGCAATATGCCCAGCTTCAATAATGCCTTCGGTACAAAAAAAACCGAGCCCGGCAAAGGCTGCTCAACAGCCGAAAACACTATCAACATGATGATGCCCTTCCTCCGACAAAGACCTATCACAGTTAATTCAAACACATCTACCTCGGTTGTTGAGGCTGACGCTATCCTTAACCTATCTGATGATATTACGACATTAACCCTTGGAAGAGGCACATATAAAGGTGTTGAACTAAGGATTATCAATGATGCCGAATCTGAAGTTAGCTTGTTAAGTGGAGCTAAGATCATCCAGACCAACATGGGAGAAATCCTAAAACTCCGCTGGAATGGTGATGAGTGGAGAGTAAAAACATCCATAAGAGTTGGTGAATTAGTAGAACAACTCCCTGGACAATATTCACCCATACAAAAAAATCTTGAAGGTGAATATATACTATGGAACGACAGAGCGGTCTTATATGGTATAGGGAATGCACCTCCCCCGGCATCTACAGATTATTATGCTTTAAGGCAAAGCAGCCCAACCATAGCAGCCAACCAAAGACCAATTGTCTGCTACCATGTGAAAGGCAGCGATTGGCGGCTTTGGCAGTTTAATGGTGAGGCCGCCGCCTACACAATCCCCGAAGAGCTCGATCCTGTAAAATGGACACCCCTTAACATAGATGCCAGAGTAGGAAGAGGCGAATGCCAGAGACTTACAACAAAAAACCCAGTCACAAAAATTATTACAGTTACAGATGATCTTGCCATTGGGAATCAAATTACCGAAGGTGCTTATGCCGGAATGTACATCTGGGAAGTACTGGTATTAGGCGGAAAATTTTTATCGGTTGCTGGCGGTTTTAGACCAACCTTTGAAGTGGGCGGTGTGCAGGGTGATGCGATACGACTTTTATATGGACGCGCAGAGAGGGTCTTAATAACAGCTGCAAGTGGTGCTTTAGCTGGCGATACT